TGCGGAACTGGAATGAAGTGAAAGAAAAATGTCCTTTTTTAATTTCAAAGGCAACACAGGGAACGAATTATGTTGACAGCACACTTAAGAGTTTTATTAAAAACTGTGAAGACAGAAAGATTCCATATTGGCTGTATGCATACCTTGATAAAGGCAGTGAACTGGCACAGGCGAAGTTTTTAGTACGCACTTGCAAAAAGCTCGTAGGAAAATATTTTGTTGGATATGTTCTTGATGTGGAAGCAGGAAACAAAGCAGGAAACGTCCGGGATGCCTTGAAATATCTTGAAGGGTTAAAGCACAAAGTAATGCTCTACCACATGTATGCAGATTATGCCAGTTATAAAACCGTCGTAGCAGGGCGAGGTAAAAATACTGCCTGGTGGGAAGCACGTTATGGCAGAAATGATAGTGTATATAGTGCAAAATATCCGTGCCATAGAGGTGTAGAGTTGCATCAGTTTACGGATGCGGGCACATGTCCTGGCATAGGAAAAAGCTTAGATCTTAATCGAATTACCGGACAGGGAAAGAATGAAGAGTGGTTTATGACACCATCGGATATGAAGAGCAACACAGCTATCGCAAAGGAGGTAATAGCTGGTAAATGGAGCAACGGAATCGAAAGAAAGAGACGTCTGGAAGCTGCGGGTTATAACTATGCAGCGATTCAGAAGATTGTAAATAAACTTTTAGAATAGTTTGCAGGTGATTATGTGGCACAGAAAAGAAAACGAGGGAAACCACGTAAGTATGATGAATATGTGAAACCTTATCTGACACTAATTTCTGAATGGTGCAGGACCATGACGGAGCGTCAGATTGCTGAGAAGCTAGGTATTGCATACAGCACGTTTAATCAATACAAACTTGATTATTCGGAATTAAGGGAAGCAATTAAAAAAGGCCGGCAGAATCTTGTTGCAGAATTACGTTCATCTCTGATAAGGAGAGCGAACGGTTACGATTATGTTGAAACAAAACAAACGACAGAACAAATTAAACTATCAGAAGAAATGCGTGAAGCGTTAGCCGATGCAGGTTTTGGTAAAGAACAGATAGAAAACGTTCAGATAGTGAAGACAGAAGTAGCACATAAACACGCACATCCAGACGTAGCAGCTCTCAATCTGGCCCTTAAGAACTACGATAAGGAAAACTGGGCGAATGATCCGCAGATGTTAGATATTCGGAAGAAAGAGTTAGAACTAAGAGAAAGACAGATAGAAAACAGTGAGTGGTAAAGACAATGGGATACACATTGAATACATTTTATAAATCAAAAGCATGGGTCAACCTGATTCGTACGATTAGATTAGAACGAGTCAATAGTGATGGTGATGTGATATGTGAGGAGTGTGGGGAACCAATCACTAGAGCGTATGACTGTATTGGACACCATAAAATAGAGCTGACCGAGATAAACGTCAATGATGCTGAGATAAGTTTAAATCCTGATAATATCATGCTGGTACATCACAAATGCCACAACAGGATACATAAAAAGTTTTACTATGGTGAGGATGTAAGGCAAGTTTATCTTGTGTACGGTTCGCCGCTTGCAGGTAAGACAACATGGGTTAACGAGGTTAAGACCGAGGGTGATTTAATTATTGATATGGATTCGATATGGCAGGCCCTGAGCGGATGCGAACGATACACAAAACCGGCGGTATTAAATAGTTGCGTGTTCGGTGTTCGGGATTATCTGATTGAGTGCGTAAAGTATCGCAGAGGTAAATGGTATAATGCTTATGTAATCGGTGGGTATCCGCTCATAAGCGAACGTGAGAGATTGTGCAAAGAATTACGGGCGCGTGAGATATTTATTGATACGTCAAAAGAAGAATGTCTCAGACGGTTATCAGAATGTGATGATGGTCGGGACATCGGGCGATGGACGGGATTTATTCTCGACTGGTGGAAACGATATGCCCCCCGTATCGGCTGAAAAAACTTCATGAGAAGTACTGTCGGGAAGGGGGTATCTTTCACGAAAAAGGCAAAAATGAGATTTTCCGATTTGAAAAATTGGAAAATTTGAAAATAAGAAAGGAGGTAACCAGATGAGTGAAAAAGTATACGGTATTTGTGGGACAAATAAATGTAAAAGGGAAGTAGTGCCAAAAGGTGAGATAGAAAAAAAATTATTGATTGTTGAAATACCGTCTATTCAATCAGGTACAACTAAGTCAATTCAGTTACCCGACGGGTGGACTTTTGTGAACACTTCTCTTATTTCTAAAATGTTTGTTCGTAGTGACGATGCAGCCTATAACGAAAATTATCACACAATGGCAAATACAGATACACTAAACGTATTTATACACAATACGAATGAATTATCTGTATATTTCAAAACGACGGCTACTGATTATTTAAGTGTCAAATGTAGATTGATTTTACTAAAAAGGGACGGTATCCCGACTATAACGGTATCATAAAAAGAAGGTGTTAAAATCTCATGAAAAATACGATTGTTATTGACGCAACGAAAAATTGTATATGTGATTTAGTAAGTACCGTCGATAACGGAGAAAATCGTTTTTTTATTGAGATACGCGCCGATACTTCACTAAATCCGAGGCTTGAAATTGAAAGCGAACAGATACAGATAACCGGGAGTCCCTTTGTATGCGAGATTGGCCCTGCCTACTATGTGGGAACCGGGAGCCTGCAATTTCGGATTGTGGACAATACCCATACCGGGGACTATTTTCAGATAACCAAGATTGCAAAAGTTGACGGAAACTTATTTCTGTCACAAAAAAGCAATTTTAATTACGAATTGATTCAAGTAATCGCAGGAAATAAAACGGGCGTACCGATTGCCACCGCCGTAAGTTTAGGAGTCGTTAAAGGTGGCGCAAACGTCGGTATAAAGTCAGACGGCACAATGTGGACCGAAGAACACGCGACCGAATCAATTACAAACTTAGAACTTGATGAAATATGCAAATAAATGAGGTGGAAAATATGGCTTATTTAGATAATAACGGCGTTACCTATTTGTGGAATAAAATTAAAACATTATTTAATAAGGGTATCACTAATTTGTCGGTAAGTGGACGAACGATTACGTTTACGAAAGGTGACGGGACGACCGGGACAATTACGACACAGGACACAAATACTACTTATGGTAATTTTAAAGGAGCAACAGCGTCAGCAGATGGCGGTAGCGGTTTAGTACCTGCCCCAACAAAAGGAAATGAGGGTAAATATTTAAAAGCAGATGGAACTTGGGGAACACCAACTAATACAACTTATTCAGATATGAAAGGCGCAACGACAACGGCAGCGGGTACTCATGGTCTGGCACCGGCACCAGCGGCAGGGGCCGCAAATAGATATTTGCGTTCTGATGGAACGTGGAGCGTGCCACCAGACAATAACACAACCTATAATGACGCTACTCAGTCCGCACACGGTCTTATGACCGCGGCAGATAAAAAGAAATTAGACGGTATTGCCACAAACGCGAACAACTATACACACCCTACGACAAGTGGTAACAAACACATCCCGGCGGGCGGTTCTTCCGGTCAAATCTTACGTTGGAGCGCAGATGGTACAGCTATTTGGGGCGCGGATAACGATACCACTTACAGTGATTTTAAAGCCGCCGCAAGTGGTGACGCAATGGGTACTCATGGACTTGTACCGGCACCAGCGGCAGGACATGAGACTATGGTGTTATTCGGGAGTGGCTATTGGGGTAGCTTACAAACGAGGGCTTACAATCCCTCTGCGGATAAATGCGGCTTCTGGATTACGAGGGATGAAGGTGAGGCGGCCGTAGATTTATGTGGGTTTGTCTTTAGTGGGGCAACTAGTAGTGCGGCCGGTGTTATGAGTGCGACCGATAAAAGTAAGCTCGATGCGTTACCGACAAACGCCACCTTGTCGAGTACATACGCTAAGAAATCAGAAATCACAAATATGTATAAATATTGTGGTTCAGTAGCTTCTTCAGACAAATTACCAACAACCGGACAGAGAGTTGGTGATGTTTACAACATCGAAGCGGCCAGCAAATATGGCGGCGCAGGCATGAATGTTGCATGGAACGGTAGCGCTTGGGACCCATTAGGTGAAATTTTTACAATTACAGCTATCACAAATGCAGAAATTGACACTATTTGCGCATAAGGTTAGGTGGAATCATGGGGTTTTTAAATAACAGCGGAGTAAATTATCTGTGGAATAAGGTAAAAGACTATGTAGATTCTCGCGCAATTGCAGGGAATATCAAACAGGTGCGGACTGTCAGTGCGAGTCAAAGCAGTAGCCTGAGTGTTAACACATTTGGAAATAACATCACTATTAATTTGAGCAGTTATGGTTTCAAAACAACACCTATTGTTGTACCACAGGCACAAGGGTGGTTAGAACCAAGACTGGTAAGTGTATCCACCACTTCTCTCGTTGTGCAGTTCTATAATGCCGGAAATGCCGCGCATACCGGAGGTGCGAAATTCGCATTAATAGAGGTGCTGTGATATGAGGGACAGACGACAAGAACTGATCAATTATTGTTGTAAATCGGATGAGGATAGAATCGTTTTTGTACCACTTATCGAGGAAGCCATTTTTCTCGAAAAGCGGTTAGAGGATTTAAAAAAGTTACCTTTCATCAAGATTAACCCTAAAAATCCGGCGCAGCAGAAGAATACACCTGCACAGAAGCAATATAAAGAGTTATTGCAGCAGTATACAAATGTCATTAAGGTCCTGACAAGAGCAACTGGTCAGGATGAAGGAGATGAGGAGTCTCCGCTTCGAAAGTGGGTAAGAAAGCAGGGGACGATGGATAGCAATCAGAGCGGCAAGGGGTGAAAACTTTATGGATGTTCGCAATAAAACTATCTGGACACCTGACAACTCCTACTTGTTGGAATACCGGGCAAAAGCTGAAACAGGTGAGATTGTCATAGGGCAGGAATTATGGCAGGAGCTTGATAACTTAGCTGAAGATTTTCACAATGACAGATATTTTTATAATACCGAGGCGGCAAATTTACGCATGAACTTCATGGAAAATTGTATCCGGCTGACAAAATCCCCTTACTACAATAAACCAATGGTTTTGATGCTCTGGCAGAAAGCGTGGATAGAGGCGTTTTACAGTTTTAAAATGTCAGAAACCACATTTGATAGGTTCAAAAAGACAATTCTTTTGATAGCCCGTAAGAACACTAAGAGCGAAACGAGTTCGGCACTAGCTAACGCCGAATTTATCACAGGTAACGAGGGTGCAGATATTTGTTGTAGCTCAAATGACGAAGCACAGTGTAGTATTGTGTATGATGCAATAGACCTGATGCGGCAATTATATGACCCCAAAGACTTCGACACCAAGCGAAATCAACGTTTTATTTTAAATAAGGCAACGAATACGAAGATATTCAAGATGTCCGACAGGACGAAGAACAAAGAGGGTCGAAATATTGATTTTGCTATCGTGGATGAGACGCATGAGATGAAAGAAAATATCATCGGTAAATCAATCGAACAGTCGCAGTCATTAAAAGATAATCCGAAGTTTATCAATATTACTACCGAGGGATTTATTGTTGACGGATATCTCGACGATGAATTAAAAAAAGCCCGCCGAGTCATTGCAAAAGAGGATGACGGTGTGGCAGCAGAAAGACTCCTGCCATGGTTGTACACCCAAGATTCTGAACAGGAAGTCTGGGACGGCAACCGAAAGAACCGGCTGTGGGAAAAATCGAATCCTACGCTGGGAATAGTTAAGAAATGGGAGTACTTAGAAGAACAAGTAGATACCGCAAAAAGTTCGAAAGCGGACCGCATTTTCGTATTGTCAAAGGATTTTAATATCAAACAAAACGGCACAGAAGCATGGTTGAACTTAGAAGATTATTCCTACGAAGCGGCATATAACTTAGAAGAATTTGAGGGTGCTAAGTGTCTCGGAGCGGTTGACTTATCGGAGACCACGGACTTATCGGCGGCTAAAATTCTTCTCATGAGACCGGGAGACCCAGTTAAGTACATATATCAACATTATTTCATTCCGGAATCAAAATTAGAGGATTCAGATGATTGGAATGCCGGAGCAAGATATAAAGAGTGGGCGAAAGACGGGCTGCTCACAGTCACGGAAGGAAATGACATTGATCTGGCAGTTGTAGCCGATTGGTTTTATAGCCTGTATACCAACTACAATATCCGGCTTTGGAAATGCGGATACGACCAGAGATTTGCGAAGGATTGGCTTACCCGCATGGACTTCTACGGCTGGCAGAGAACCGGCGGGGACGATTCAGATTTAGTTATGATCTTGCAGAACGCACAGACGTTATCTAATGCGATGAAGCTCTGCGAAGCAGATTTTAAACATCAGTTAATTAATTATAACAATAATATTGTAGACAAATGGTGTCTGGGAAATGCAGGAATTAAAGTGGATGACCACGGACAATGTTTGTGTATTAAACAAGAAACTCCGAAGCGAATTGATGGAGCGGTATGTCTGATTATTTTATATGAAATGTACAGGCGCTACCGTACAGAATTTAAAGCCATGATTGAGAGGTGATAGTGTGGGATGGCTTGATAAATTAAAACGAAAATCACCAAAAAAGCAGAAATGGGCGCAGATGCTCAATGGTTACACACCTATCTTCTCCCAATTTGGTACGAATATTTATGCGTCTGATGTAGTTCAGCAAGCGGTCAAGTGTATTGTAGATGAAATGAAGAAACTCAACCCTACACATATCCGGTATAACAGAAATGACCCCGTGCCGGTAAGTGGCACGATACAAACATTGTTAAATGACCCGAATCCGGTAATGACAACGAGTGAGTTTTTAGAAAAAATCACATGGTTGTTACTCTTAAACTATAACGCTTTTATTTTACCGACATATTACATTTATACGAATAAAGACGGGACACAGGTAAGGGTATATGACGGTCTTTATCCTTTGAAACCTACTTTTGTAGAGTTTATTGAGGATGAATCAAATCGGTTATATGTGAAGATGCGATTCGAGAATAACTTTGAAACAACGATACCTTACAGTGATCTGATTCACATTAAATATAACTATTCTGTTAATGAGTATATGGGAGGAGATGTATCCGGTCAGCCGGATCATAAACCTGTATTAGACACTTTACAGTTGAATCAAACGCTCCTTGAAGGTGTTGCCAAAGCGATGAAAGCCTCTTATGCAGTTAACGGCGTTGTAAAATACAACACGATGCTTGATGATGGTAAAACAGAGGCGGCTATGCAGGAATTAGAAACAAAACTGAGAAATTCGGAGAGTGGCTTTTTGCCTCTTGATTTAAAATCTGAATTTACGCCGTTAGAGAGATCAACGCAGTTAGTTGATGAAGCCACCTTGAAGTTTATTGATGAAAAAATCTTAAGAAACTGGGGTGTGCCACTTTCAATTCTGACAGGAGATTATACAAAAGAACAATATGCTGCATTCTATCAGAAAACACTTGAACCGCTTATTATATCTATCTCGCAGGCGTTTACAAAGAAACTGTTCACAAGACGTGAAAGAGCGTTTGGCAACGAGATAAGGTTATATCCGAAAGACCTCATTTTCATGACGGTAGACCAGACACTTGAAATGGTGAATATGCTTAGCAATACCGGTTCAATTTATGAGAATGAAAAGAGGGTGGCATTTGGATTACAGCCACTGCCCGAATTGGAAGGTAAGAGGTACATGAGTTTGAATTGGGTTGACGTTGATATTGCAAATCAATACCAGATGAATAACAAGACAGGCAAAGGTTCCTCGAATGATGGCGGAGGTGAAAATAAAAATGAAGAATAAAGAGTTAGAACGGCGTTCCTACAATTTTGAAGTCCGGGCAGAAGAAACAGAAGCCGGAAATATCATCACCGGACGGCCGATTGTTTATAATAGTCGTACAGATTTAGGCTGGTTCGATGAAATTATAGAACCGGGAGCTTTAAATAATACGGATTTAACGGATGTTCGATTTTTAGTAAATCATGATACAAGTAAAATTCCGTTGGCACGCTCAAGGCGAAATACAGCAAACAGCACAATGCA